CGCTCTGTTACAACGGAACCGCGCAAAACCGGGACTTGCGCCCCATTGCTGCATCTTGGGAAGTGTTGCCCTCTGGATCGTTCAAGACTGAGGGGACCAACGCGGAAACCGTTTTGCTCACCTTGGCGGGATAAAAACCACTTTTGAGCGAATAATTCACCCAAAACCGCCCGGAACCGGGCGAGAAACGAGACAAAAATGCACATCACGTCATGGAATCGCGTTGGGTACAAATTGCAGGCCGAGGACGACACAAAGGCTATTGTGTGCCAAGCGTGCGCGGAGCAGCACGGCGACACTAGCGACCCGTGCAGCATGCGGGAGTCGTCTGTCTGTGAAAAGTGCGGAGCAGCACTCAGCGAGTAATTCACCCGAAACCGCTCGAAACCGGGCAACTTTTTGAAAAGGAACACACCATGCCCACAACCTACACCACCAAAAAACGCGCCAAACAGTGGCGCAAAAACGGAAACGAAGCCATTGAATACTGGCTCCAAAACGAGGCAGGATATGTCAAAAACGTGTCTCCTATGCAGTTTCACAAGTCCCACCTGCCAGACTTGACGGCTCCGGAAACGCTGGACTGTGCTGCCGCTTTCGCCATTGGCCGGCTCCAATTCAACAAGCAGGTTGACTTCAATACGTTCCGTCGGAAAACAGCGGGTAAGTCCCTTGCGGAGTCGGCCAAAGAGTTTGGCCTTGTTTTTTGACTTACCCAAAAACCCCCGAAACCGGGCCACTTTTACAAAGGAAACGACAAATGAAATACCAAGACGCATTGGATAAACTTGCCCGCGACACTTACATCTCCCCCGCCGGCGGCCCTGCGTTCAAGAAAGGGCAAGGGCCAGACAATGGGTGGATCCTCCACAAAGCGCACCCTAGGAAAAAAGAAGACACTCACCGCGCCGAATATCATGGGTGGATCCTGGAGTCTCGCGCATCGTGGGATGCCGAGGATCTTGGCGCCCTGCGCCTCTTGCGAAGGAAAGGCTGAGGCGTGAAAACATCCAAAACCGGGCCACTTTTACAAAGGAAAACCCAATGATAACCATAAACAACAAAAGATTCGCCAAGGACAAAAAAGAACATCTTGCCACGATCTTTGAGCCAGGCGGAACGGCAGACGGTTTTTACAAGGTCCGAAAGCATCACATTCTTTTTACGGACTTGCAGGGGGAACCCTTCGCGGCCATGATAAACAACCGGCATAATGAACAATTTTTTGTCAACGCCGTGCTGCACGATGGCAAAGTATTTTTCCAGCATGGAACGAATGAACGGGTAGCGGCTCGACTTGGCATTCCTGACAGTTTGACGGCGCAAGACGTGATCGCTAGGCGTATCAAAAAAGAGGTGTATCCATGTTGAAAATGCCCGAAAAAACCCCCGAAACCGGGGCGCCCCCGGCAAACGCTCGCCGCCGCTTTGCCGCCGAGGGTCTCCGCTTGACAGATCGCATCAAAGTCGTCCCTCGTCCCGTTGGCCTCCTCGGTTACGTCTGGGTCCAAGGGGCGCATCGGGTTGAAGGCATTGGCAAGCGGGACTTCTGGCAAAAGTTGGCGGCCCATTTCCGCTACCGTGCCGCTTGCGTTGTCTTCTCGTCATCTGGGCGAGTGACTGAAAAGTCGGCAGCATACGCAGCCTTTGCTGATTCCGCCGATAAAATGGCGGACTCTTATCCTGCCACATCGGCAACACCATAAACCACTTTTTGCCAGAAACCGGGCACTTTTTCAAAAGGAAAACCATCATGAAAACCAAAATGCTGAAACTGAACCTGCGTGTCGTCGCTTCCGACCTTGCGGGAATCCGAGCCGCCTTGCGTGCCCTCGCAGCGGGCGACGTTAAGTCAAACGAGATGGGCGCCCCTCCCGTCGGGACTGGGTTCAGTTACGACTACGAGTTTGTGCATTCTGACAATCTTTTCTCGAAAGATGGAAATAAGAAAACCATTGACCCAAACGAGGGGATGTGCGAACGCTGCGGATCTGGTGGCGCGACATTTGACGCATGTCCATACGCTTCTGAAATCCACGGGGATGATGCGCCAGTCTGGATGTGTGCGGACTGCCGGCACCAAGCGTTGCAAGACATCTGATCGAACAAACACCACCTGCCCGCTCGAAACCGGGCAACTTTTTACAAAGGAAAACGCGATGGAACTCCTGCATCCCCCGACAATCACTTGGGAAGGGCACACCGTAAAAGCCAAGGACGGTCGCTTGTGGATTGGTGACGAAGAAATCGGATTGCCCCTCGCGGACAAGATCGCATGGGCGCACGGGTTCAACTGCGCGGAGCAGGTGGTTAGGTCGCTGTCGAAGCACCTAGAAACACTGGAAAAGTCGTGAAAGTCTGGCTGCTCACCGGCACCCCGGCGCCCAATGGCCGCCCAATAGAATTGGAACCCCTGCTAGACACGGTGGGCCACCCGGCCACACGCGACTTGGCGGCCTACCGCGAGCGCCACTGCAAACGATGGAACCCAACAAAGATGAAACCGGACTTATTGGGGGCGAACAATTTGGGTGAATTGAGAAAAGCCCTCGAAACCGGGGGCCATTGGCTAAGACGCACGGGCAAAGACGTACCAGGTGAACTCCCTGAATCCATTCTTGAAATTGTTTCACTGGCAAACGTTGCCGCCCCTTTGATTCCAGACGAAACCGGACTTGGTCCCGATGCGGACCAGGACGGCGCCCGCCGGGCACTTTTGCAAGCCGCAGCGGACCTTGGCCTGAGCGGATACGACCCAGCCCGCTCTGACCAAATCCCAGGTCAAGACCGCTTATCCGCGTACTGCCGAGATTGCGGACTGGCCAAGGTTCCAGCGGTAGCCGCTTGGTATCGTGACTTCCTCTCTGACCACGGAAACATGCCTCTTGTTCTTTTTGCCAAACACCGTACCGTTATCGAAACGCTAGCAAAAGAGATAGACGCGCCATTTGTCCACGGTGGACATAGCGCAGGAAAACGCCAGAAAATCATTGATGAATGGTTGAAAAATGACAAAAAACCCGTTATCGTTGCATCCATTGGCGCATGCGGAACCGGCCTCGACGGCCTTCAGCACAAAGCGGTGGCAGGTGCTTTCGTTGAACTCGTGTGGAACCCCTCGGAACTCATTCAAGCTACTGGGCGCATTGTGCGCAAAGGATCCGTTAGTACTTCCCCGGTACTCATGTTTGAATTGGACGCAGGTTCAACGCTAGAGGACCGCTTGAGAAAAACGCTTCGCCGGAAAACGTCAAACACAATTAAGATGATAGGAGAATGACGCCATGAACAACCACATTTGCCCGCGATGTCGAAAACCGCTTTTGCCAAGTCAGAGTTTGGTTCTGGTTGGCACACAGTGGGCGCACGTTGACTGCGAGTCTTCAGACGAAACAAAGGCGGCAAAAGAGCGCGACCAAGCCCAGGCCGGCGCGATCGGAAGGGCGGACAAATGACATCCACCGCATGCGATGACCAGTTCTCAAACCAACCACCAGGGGGACTCTTGGTTTCAGACAATACCAAGATGCCAGAGCAAAAAGCGTTGCCTTGTCCTTTTTGCGGTGCTCAAATGTTCGTGAACGAGTCTGGACACCTTGGGCACCCTTCAGGGAAATGTTTGATTCTCGCGCTTTTGTACGTGTGCAACGGATCCGGTTTGTCACAAAACGTCAACATGCTTGAACTTTGGAATACGAGGGTGAAAACATGCGATGGATAACATGCGCCGAAGCGCCGAAGGACGGGAAACCTCGGCACACCGCCGGAAGGTTCAGGTTGTCTTCCAGGTACGAGTGGCGATACACTGACGCGATTTGGCAACCTGAAGACGGATGGCACTTTTTCAACAGTGCGCCAAAATCATACGAAAAACAATGGCTTGACCAAGCCGAAGGAGAATGAACGATGACACTCGATAAAAACGAAGCCCCTGAGGGCTTTATCGCCGTTGAAGACGACAACGACGACAAGTGCTCTGCCGATTGCGCGTTGCGGGGGTGCTCCGCATGTGCCCCGGAGGCATGTGCAAAGGAAGAGCGAAAGGATAAAACCTCTGTCTATTTTATCAAAAAAGAAATGGTGGAGAAAACAAGGGCGCTCCCTCTG